AAAGAAAGCAGCCCAAGATACTAGTTCTTCTCTTGTAAGATTTTCAGTTAATTGTCTTAATGTCATCCCAAGTTCTTTTGCCAAGAAAAACATTAAGTACCAATCACGATTAGCTTTTTAATTCTGCCTTCGCTTCCTCCACTTTTAATTCATCTCCTGATGTCATCATTGCCATCTGAATGTCCTGTAAAACACCTGCATTAACTTCTCTTCTCAAAGAAGCTTTATGTCCATCTTGAAATAATCTTTTACCATCTTTATCTAATGCTTTTTCAATCATTAGGTTCAAAGCAAACTCATTTCCGTCATCACCTTTAGACTTAGCCATGATTGATTCTCTTTCAGCAATCGTTAATGGATTCCAATAAATTTCAAGTAACGTTTCTTCTCCATCTTTTACTTCATACTTATACTTTTGGCTAACACCAAATTTGTTTCTTAAAAGTTCAATCGCTTCCATGTGATTGTTATATAATATTTATATTATACTTATATTAAGCATTTGCTGTAAATTGGCAAGAAATAATTCCTATAAAATGACTTCTATCTTCTATTTGTAATACATTTGGACCATTTATATCTGCAACTCTTGGAGTACAACTAAAAGTATCAGTGTAGTTACTTGCGTTAACAGAAGTTAAACCATCAATAACAGATTCACTTATAGCAGATACAACAGAAGTTCCATTATTCTTTGGAACATAAATATTACATTGAATTACACCAGCATAATAATCAGAAGAAGCACCCTGATTCTGCACAGTAGCCTGATTAAAATTTAAAGTCATAACAATAAATTTTTTACTTTTTCCAGGTGTTGTAAATGGAACATTATCATTTATAACAGAAACAGTATTATCTGCTGCTACAACTGCATCTGTAACTGCTTTTTCAAAAGCTGCTCTTGCATTAACTAAAGTCATAATTAATCAGGTTCAATGTAACGTAAACCAGATCCAGGTTTGTTTCTACCAAAACCACCAGAAGGTTTAGCTCCTATAAATATCTTACCTTTTTCTCTCATATTATCTTTGATGATTGTACCTGCTTCTCCCTGTACAAAATTAGAAATTACAGGATTTTCAGAGGCATAACCAGCATATTCAGCAGTATTGCCTATAAAAAGATTAGCGTTTCTGAATTTATAACTTGTACCAACAGGGAAACGAGGTTCAATAACAGGATCAGATGGTCTTGAACCTGCTGGTTTCCAACCTTCTCCACCAGTAGGTAAATCATGTGATTTTTTAATTGATGCCCAGGGTTCAAAATCTTCTCTTTTGTCTGTCTGATTTATAGGACTCCTTCTGACTTTCCAACTTGACGCAAGAAAACCAGTATAAACAGGACTACCAGAAGAAGAACTTAATCCATCATGTAGATCTCTAATAGTTTGTGCAAAATCAGCATCTAACTGTGCCATCGTATTGTTCATTACATTATCAGCACTAAATTCCTGTTCTCTTGGCATTAGAACCTCACGAATAATGTGAACAGATAAGTCTGACCACCTTGTTTTGTGTCTATGTCAGTAATCTGAGCAACTCTTGTAGATCCAGCATAAGTTAATATAACTTCATCATCAAAAGTAGGTTGATTGTCTCCTATTAAATCAGGTGTAATATAAATTTTTGCTTGTCTTATTTCTCTATTATCATCTTCAGTTGATTTGATGAATTCTATCGGAACTTTTATATCAGCAAATGTAGTATCGCTTGTCGTATAAACTCCTGTGCTTGTGTTATAACTTCCAGACGCTTTCTTTGTATAGGTAATAGTGGTATCAAAAGAGTTACCAAGATCCGCTACAATTTGTTTTGCAATCTGTTTAAATGCTGAGTCTAGCTGTCCTGCCATTATCCTCTCACCACTCTAAGTTGGAAACTACCAGCACCACCTAACATATAAGCTCCTAAATA